TAGTAATCCTGATGCTAAATGTTTCTGCGTTGGAATGGATAAAGAGAATGAGTAATGCCAACAAAGCTAAATGAAAATACAGAGGTTGCGTTACCACTACGTAACATTATAAGCATGGTGGCTGCTGCATCTGTAGCAACGTGGGCATATTTTGGTATTATCGAAAGACTAAACCAATTAGAAACTAACATCACTATGATGAAGTCAGACTTGGAACAGAATACAGAGTTTCGTATTAAGTGGCCTCGTGGTGAAATGGGCAGCTTGCCAGCAGACAGCGAACAGTTCATGCTTATTGAACACATAGCCAGTGAACTAGAAAAACTACAGAATGAAATAGAAGATGGCAAAGCACCCTACGACCAGCAGCAAAAGTTAACGCTAGAGTTTTATGAGAAGCGTATCACGAATTTAGAAGATAACATAGAGAAACTAAGAAACGGCGATGATTGAACTTACTTTTGTATTGCTGTTAACTATGGGTAGTGAAAGGGTAGAATACACCCCGTATCAATCTTTATCTCAGTGCCTGTCAGTAAGACGTAAGATAAAAAGAAATACAGGCGTAACTCATAACTTTGACCAGAAGTGGTCATGCAAGGAATTTAAAGTTAAGCTGGACGAAGATACTGGCAGCATATTAGAATTTATAGAAGAATGATTGTATTTGTGTTGTATGTGTACTTAGGTGCAAACATAATAGATAAAACACAGAAGTTTGTAGACATGGATAGATGCCTATACTTTGCTGAAAGATTGTCCCGACAACAATCTGTTCCAGCGGGTGGCGGTAAAAGAAAAAAGATAACTGCAGTATGTAGACCCCAACCCAAGTAGGAACCAACCAACAATGATTGCAGAGACACTCGCAGGTATAGCACTTGTGAAGAGTGCCGTAGATGGCATTAAAGGTGCTATCACTACCGCTAATGATATAAGTGATATAGCTGGACATATAGACAATCTATTTGCTGGCGAAAAACAAATACAACAGGAACGTGCTAAAAAGTCTGGCGTAGGTATAACAGACCAGTTTGGTGTAAACAGTGTAGCACGTGATGTTATTGATGCTAAGATAGCAGCAGAGAAGTTACAAGAAGTAGCCACTATGGTAGACATGCGATTTGGGCATGGTACATGGAAGGGCATACTAGCTGAAAGACAGAAGCGATTACAGGAAGCTAGAGAAGCTGCACTTAAAGCTAAAAAAGCAGCTATTCAAAGGCAGAATGAAATTATAGAGAATATAAAGATTACATTAATAGTAGCGGGTATTGCTGCAATGGCTGTAGGATTCTTTGTATTTGCTTTAACTGCATCAGCAGCAATGACATATTCATTATTTACTTGACAAACATAAACGTAAGTGGTATAACTGTATTATGAAAAAACCTCAAAAGAGTTTAGCTAATTGGTCTAAGCAAGACTGGAGAACCAAGAGTGGCAAACCCTCCAAGCAAACAGGAGAGCGTTATCTTCCGGCATCAGCTATTAAAGCCCTCTCGTCTTCGGAGTATGCGTCCACCACCGCTGCTAAAAGAAAAGGAACTGCTGCTGGTAAGCAATTCGTCAAGCAGCCTAAAGCGATATCAAAGAAAACCGCGAAGTTCAGACGGGGAGCCTAATGCTTAATTTACTTATTGGACCTATTGCAGAAATAGCTGGCACATGGATGTCAGGCAAAGTAGAACAGACAAAAGCTAATGCACAGACTAAGGTAGCTAAAGCACAAGCTGAAGCTATAGTCATGCAGAAGAAAGCTACTGGCGAGATTGACTGGGACTTAGAGATGGCTAAAGGGTCATCTAACTCGTGGAAAGATGAGTGGCTGACTATTCTATTTAGTATTCCGCTTATCTTAGCATTTGTACCGGGTATGGAAGATGTAGTAGCAAATGGATTTGCAAGGCTCAACGAGATGCCTGAATGGTATCAGTACTCACTTGGAGTTATCGTTGCGGCTTCTTTTGGAGTTCGTAGTGCAACAAAATTCTTTGGTAAAAAATAATGGCAGCACAGAAGATACTAGAGTGGAAACTGATTCCACGACTAATGATGCTAATGATGTCCATATCGGCATGGAGAGTGGTGGAGTGGTTTATGACACTGCAAGACCCGACAAGTCAACAAGCGGCACTGGTGAGTGTAGTCACGGGGGCCATGACAGGTGCATTTGCGGTATGGATGAATCACGAGGGTAAAGAGAATGAAGTACAATCGACAAGACCTGATAGACAAGTTAGTAGTAAGCGAGGGTCTAAGACTACAGGTATATAAAGATACACTAGGAATTGATACTATAGGTATCGGCAGGAACCTAGAAGACCGTGGCATAACTAAAGAAGAATTGGATGATTTAGATATTCCTTCTATTGACCATGTGTATGAATACGGTATCACAGAAGCTGATGCGGTCTATCTAGCAGATAATGACG